GAGGAATGAAGTGAAAGATGAATAGTGCAGAGTGTTTGATACGTGCTCAGGGAGAACAGATATTAAGAGGGGAGGAAGGAAAAAATGCCAGACAACATGGGAAAAAACGGGGAAGGATATCCGGATCCTACAGCCGGATTGGCATGGAGAAATATCCGAAAAGAAGAGAATCGGCGGGAGATGGAGAGAGCAGCGGTAATCAGTAACCTTATACCGATTATGAAACAGACTGCGGAGCTGGCGGGATTTGAGGTTGTCGGCCGGATTGTCCTAAAGGACAAGCATACTGGAAAAGAATACAGATAGGAGCGTGGTATTGTGAATGCAAGATATCCGAACTTGGAACTGCTTGAGTACAAAGCAAGAGTAGCATTATCTCAAGATGAAGAGTTTTTGAAGATCTTCGAAGAGAAGAAAAGGAACAATAAATATGCATATGCGGAAATAGATGCCGTAATGTTTCCACAAGTATGGGGGAGCACTTGTACTGGATTTGACGTTACTGAAGATGGAAGCCCAGCCATTGGCGGATGCGCTATGACAAAAGAGTACACTACGGTATTTCACGAATTGCTGACAGATACATATATTATATTTTTTGGCGAAAGGATATGCTATAAGGTCACGAATGCGAATGCGGAATTTTATGAAGATCTGCAAAAAAGGAATATGGCAAGTTTGAGTGAGGCAAAGAGGAGGTATTAACGGATATGAAAAGCAATATCACATTACAGCAGCTTGCTGAGTATATGAGAAATCTTGCGTATGATGATTTTTCGAGGAAAATTAGATGGAGCCTTGGAGTTATTCATCCAAAGACAAATGATGGAGACGTTGGATTTTCTGGAGGGATATGGAATGATCCGCAAGAGGCAACAACCTATATGAGTATCAGTTTCTGTTTTAGCGAGACAAGAGGGATTTATAATTTTAAATCATGGGTAAATAAATCAGAGATTAGATGGGTTTTTGGAGAAACTCCTACGTTCGATGAGTTTAAACAGGCATCGGAAAAAATCTTTATCGAACAAGAATTTTGTACCAAACCAATGTCGCCATACGATAGGACAAGCTCTAAAGTGTATGCTACGGGAAATAAATGGGCAAAGGAGAATTTTGATGCCACTCATAATTAAAGGGAGGGCTGTGTTGTGTACACAAAGTGTCAAAAGTGTGGGAAGAAACTTACGGATCCGGAAAGTATGAGACGCGGATATGGACCGGAATGCTGGTCGCAAGTAAGCGGCTTAGAGAATACTTTTGGAAAAAATGAAATGAATGAAGAAATCCCTGGCCAAATGAATATTTTCGATTTTCCAGAAGCTCTCCCGGATGGAGTGTAAGGATATGGCAAAGATAATATTGTTTCCCACGCACGAAAATTACTGCAGACAGTGCATATATGATGGGAAAAATGGTGAATGCACCAATGAAGAATATATAAAAAATGGATACAAAGTGAATTGTGTATGGAAGTATTGTCCATACAGGAAGGAGAAAAGAGATGGAAGAAGAGAAGGATGTTAAGAAAATAGTGATACATTATGAGGATGGTACAGAAAAGGTTATTGATAAAGGGTTTTTCTGTAACATGAAAGAGGAAGATGGAAGTGCAGTATTGGAATTTACAATGTGTCATGTGTCGGGCAGAGAGATTGAACTGATCGTTGAGGGGTGTCTGCAGCTTGGGTTTAAACTCGGAATGTTTGATAGCAAGAAAGAGGAGGATTGATTCTATGGAAGACCATTGCGTAGCGTGTGGGGAAGTGATACCAGAGGGGATACAGGTATGCCCGATATGTAATAGAAAATATGAGGGAATACCGGCATTATCGAGATTGGACAATAAAACTTTAATTTGCCCGGAGTGCGGGACAGAGCAGGCGCTGGATGCTGCTCTTGGCGATAGCGGTATGTCGGAAAAGGAGAAGGCGGAATTTAAGGAAGGCGTCATACAGGCAATACATAGGCAAGAGGAGGAAATGAACCATGGACACAAAAAGCGGAGTTGAATTTGTTGCTCTTACAAAAGAGGAAATTGAGGATATTATCGCAAAGGCAGCGTTGGCCGGAGCCTCGGTGGCGGCTGAAACAATGGAAAAAGAGCATAGGAAAGCGCAGAAGGAATTGAAAGACAGACGCTTACATAATACCAGATTGCTTCTTAGAAATTACAGGGCTCTGAAAGAAAGTTGTACGAAGGCTGTGTATGAGAGAGAACATGCTGAAAAGACCACCGCAGAGGTGATAGAAGATCTTATGTCTATGAAGGCGAGCGATGGAGTGATTGTAAATTCAATCAAAGAATCCTCTGAAAGAACAAGTATTATCATATCCCATGTGGATAGAATGCTTGATGTGTATCGGATGTATTGCGGGAAGTTTGGGGAAAAAGAAAAACGTCAGTACAAGGTGATCAAAGCTATGTACATAACAAAAGAGCATGCATCGGTAGCAGAATTGGCAAGAAAGCATGGTGTAAGCAAAGTAACAATTTATGATGACATTAAGACGGCAGAGGAAAGACTTTCAGCTTTATTTTTCGGAATAAATGGATTGCATTTTTATTGATTCTATAAGGTTTTTCTAAAAATAACGGATATGGTTAAGTTAAACTTGACTTAATAACGGATAGCGAGTATGATAAGGGAGTAAAATCTTATCATAAAGCCATGAGCCACTGGGGATGCCCGGTGGCTTTTTTCAGTTATTCTGGGGAGGGGGAAGAGAAAAAGAAGATGAGAGAATGCTCCTTTTAAAAAGCAAAAGGAGATTTTACGATGAATGGATTTGCAATCTTAGCAATCTACGCAGTGGTTATGATCACTGCAACACTGATATTTACCAAAAAGGAAAAAAACGTGGAAAGATTCTGCGTTGGAAGCCGTAAGGAAAATTGGATAATGTCTGCTTTAAGTATAGCAGCCACATGGATCTGGGCACCGGCACTGTTTGTATCTACGGAAAAAGCGTATGCGAATGGATTTGTCGGTCTTTTTTGGTTTTTGGTACCAAACGTATTATGCTTGATCCTTTTCATACCGTTTGCGAAAAGGATACGGAGGGAAATGCCAGAAGGAATTACATTGTCTGGCTACATGAGGGATAAGTACAAATCGGACGGAGTTAAGCGTGTATATCTCTTTCAGCTCATGGGGCTTTCTGTATTATCGACCGGAGTGCAGCTCTTGGCCGGAGGCCAGGTTTTAAGCGTGGCGACCGGAACACCGTTTGAACTTGTTACGGTCTTATTGGCTATCATTGCTTTGTCTTACTCCCTCTTTTCGGGAATAAAGGCCTCCATGCTGACGGACGCTATACAAATGGCCTTTATGCTGGCGGCAAGCGTGGCGTTCCTGATCATGGCAATCAGAGCCGGCGGAACTTCTGGAATACTGGAAGGAATACACGGAATATCTGGAAATTATACGTCATTTTGGTCGGAAGACGGTATAGATGTGTTCCTCGCATTTGGACTACCGACTACAATCGGCCTGCTTTCCGGTCCGTTCGGAGATCAATCATTCTGGCAGAGGGCGTTTGCCGTCAAGAGCAATCGAATCGGCCGCGCGTTTTTTGTTGGAGCGATACTATTCGGACTGGTGCCGTTCTCTATGGGTATTCTCGGATTCACCGGGGCAGGGATTGGATATCAGGCGAAAGATCTTGGTGTTATCAATTTTGAGCTGATTCAAGAGATGTTCCCGGCTTGGGCGGTGCTGCCGTTTCTGTTCATGATAGTGTCTGGACTTTTATCAACGGTAGACAGTAATTTATGCGCAGCATCATCGCTTGTGACAGATATGAGTGGTGGAAAGGAACTCAAAAAAACAAAGTTGGCTATGATCTCCCTGCTTTGTGCGGGTATCCTGATTGCCAATATACCGGGGATGACAGTCACGCACCTGTTTCTATTTTATGGAACGTTGAGGGCGTCAACGTTGTTGCCGACCGTCATGACATTGAAGGGAGTAAAGTTTACGCCGAAAGGAATACAGTACGGAGTTATATCTGCCTTGGCCGTAGGACTCCCTATTTTCGCCTACGGAACGGTTTTGAACAGTGGACCATATAAAACCCTTGGAAGCCTTGCAACAGTGCTGTTGGGCGGAATTGTAGGGATGATAGTTACAAAGGTGGAGGTGCGGCATGGAAAGAGTGCTTGGTAAAAAGCAATCAATACAGAATGAGGAATGGTTGAAAGCTGAAAAGCGCATTGAAGAACTGGTTTCAAGAGAGGTACTGGATGAAAAGGTGCGCTCAACCGTTGAGGAAATCCGGCAGATGACTGACGGGAAGAAAGCTGCATACGCATGGTCCGCCGGAAAGGACAGCCTCGTCCTTGGAGAAATATGCCGGGACAGCGGAGTTACTGATTGCATGATGGCGATCTGCAACCTAGAGTACCCGGCTTTTTTGAAATGGGTAGATCGGTACAAACCGAAAGAACTTGAGATTATCAACACAGGGCAGGACCTTGAATGGCTGTCAAAACATTTGAATATGCTGTTCCCGCAGGACAGCGCCACGGCGGCGAAGTGGTTTTCAATCGTTCAACATAGAGCGCAGGCAAAATACTATAAGGCGCATGAGCTGGACTTACTCCTGCTCGGCCGGCGCCGCGCAGATGGAAACTATTGCGGAAGAGGATCGAACATCTATACCGATGGAAAGGGCATCACCAGATATAGTCCTTTAGCTGCATGGAGCCATGAAGAGATACTTGCTTATATCCATTACCATAAACTGGCAATTCCTCCGATTTACGGGTGGAAAAATGGCTTTCTCTGCGGAACGCATCCATGGCCAGCGAGACAATGGACTGGATCCATAGAGAATGGATGGGAGGAAGTGTATGAAATAGACC